GTGCGTGATGCGTGAAGCCCAGGCACATCACAGTAGACTTGAGCCCACTGGGGCTCACAGTATCGACTGCTAGAGGGCCAGTAAGAGAGTTTAATCTTTGCATTTTATGATCTCCAAAAAAATAGGTTAGGGCACCACCTTACAGCATACTTGCGGAACTCCGCAACAACAAAATCATAGACCGGCCCTAGAGATACCTGCTAGGTTTTGAACCTACTAACCATAGGAGGGAATTTTGATATCAACTAGCTACGTAGCCAGAGTAAGCCAGTTAATCGAGGATGGGCCGCCGGAGAGAACCAGCGAAGTTTACCTTGCTAAGCACTTAGTCAAGATGCTGGTAACCGCAACCAAGCACGAGACCATTTACGACGACGACGACGACGACTGGAAAGCCAGAACGTTGACGACGACGACGACGACGACGAACGATTACCCACCAGAGGCCCAGCTTGCAGTTACCTATGGCGGGTCTTTGTGGCTCTACGACGAGCTACTATGGCGACGAGTCGATGACACCGAGCTGCTGATGCTCTGTCTTCTATACGATGGGAAGCAAGCAGTCATCGACGACAAGCCGGTAAAGATAAGCATGACTCACCGCAAGGCAATTGGAATTATCAAATGCCTGATGGCACTGCACACGACGAGCCGAGCTACCTTCTTTGATAATCCCCCGGCAGGCCTGGCATTTAACGACGGCTTTTGGTTTGTCGATAATGGGGAGCTTCGAAGACGAGAGCACCACCCAAAGAACAAAGCCACCTTCAATTATGACTTCGAACTCGAGAACGGGGGCGAGCTGCCCACCAGGTGGCTCGATTTTCTAGAGGAGCTTTGGGCTAACGACGACGATTGCTATCAGAAGATAGAGGCACTGCAAGAATGGATAGGAGCTGCACTCATAGGTAAGGGGGTCGATTTCGCCAGGTGTGCTTTGTTTGTCGGTGGTGGTGGTAACGGTAAATCAGTATTGATGAACATTATCGAGGAGTTATTCCCACCAGGAACTGTGACGACAGCTAGCCCAGCTCACTGGGATAAGGAATACACCATCGCTACGCTGCGAGATTCCAGGCTAAATATCTGCTCAGAGCTCCCTGAGTATAAGGCCCTCGACACCAGTGATACGTTTAAGGCGATTACCAGTGGTGACCGCGTTATGGCGCGAATTATATTCAAGGAGCCTTTCTCGTTTAGGCCAAGAGCTTCTCACTTATTTGCAGCCAACGCCCTGCCTTCAGTAGGGTCTGGCGACTTCACCCACGGATTCTTTCGAAGATTCCTTATCTTCACATTCAATCGCAACTTCACAGCGAAAGACGAGAAGCGCAGAGACCAGGGCGAGATCCTCGACGGGATTAGAGCAGAGCACGGCAAGATTATTCTCTGGGCTCTGGCAGGAGCTGTTCGCCTGCTGAGCAAAAAGGAATACACCCTACCTCAAAGCCATAAGGCATCCCTGGCAGAGTGGCACCAGGACAGCGACCCAGTAAAAGACTTCGTTATTAACTGCTGTAAAACCAGCGAGTCAGTATCGTCATTGCAGGTGGTCTATGGGGAGTATGTCGAGTGGTGTGAGAAGTCAGGCAGACGAAGGATGACAAACCGAACGCTCGCAAAACGATTGCGGGCGCTCGGCGTCAAGTGTGATCGGAAGCGGGATGGTACTCATGTCTATTTAACAGTGAAGCAGAAGGCTACCTGGCTAGACGTCCACTAGAGGAACCAGCTCTCCACTGGAATCTTACACACGTCCCTCAGGAGAATCGCTCGACGACCCTGGGGGACATGGACGCCTCTCTCGTACCTACAGATCATGTACTTGTCGCAGCCGAGCTTCTCCGCCAGGGCTTCCGCAGTCATTTTTTTCTTGTCGCGAAATTCCTTGAGAAGGACCGCTCCCTGATTAACTCTTACTTTTACTCTTTTACTACTTGGCATAACCTAACTCCTTTAAAACCTCGAGCGCCTCATCGAATCCTCGACACACCCTAGCTTCCCAATTTCTTTCCCGAAGCGCCGAGAGCCAGCGCTTCTGAGCGTCGCTTACTTTTCCGCCTTTGACCCTCTTGAGTTCAAGAGCAAGACCCTTACAGTGCGGATTGGCTTGCCTCGGGGTCGGTGGAGAATCGAATATGAGTGCATCAGGGGCCCCGGATTTAAGACCTTCTGCTCGAAGCCTTGCGCCCCTGATGGCGCCTTGTCTTCCATAGTTACCGTGCCCGCTGTTGGGGATTGAACACCAGAGGAGCCCGAGCTTGTCGAGGAGCTTCGCAAGTTTAACCTGCTCTTCTCGCTCTGTTGGGACTGAAGATTTCTTTGGTGTGTTCGTTTTCGGCTTCGTCTGGCGCCATGCTTCTCGCTCATGTTCTTCCCTGTTCCTTGCTACCTTTTGGCTAAACCTGCCGAGTGCATCGAGAGTGCTCTGTCGTCTGTCTTTCCCCATTGCATCCCCACTTTCGCTTGCTGGTTTCAGCAATCATCGTTATGGTGGTCACAGATACAGTGCTTGGTATCTCCCGAGGTTAGGTGTGGCGAGGGAGCTGGTTACTCCCTCGCCGCTAACCATCACTCATCAGAATCCTTGTAGAACTCCAACTCAATGAGCTGAGCGCTCTCGCCCTGCTTGCCCACACTCATAATGTCGCTGTACCCAATCTCCCCATTGTGCGCGTATGCGATAGAGACCCGCGCATCGGGGTCAAAGTCGCTGAGAGCATCAATGAGATTACCAACAGTCATTGCACTGGGCTCATCTTCATCATCATCTGGGCCGTCAAAGTCGTCGAGAGCATCACGCTCGGCCACATTGGACTCAAACGATTGAGCCCCTTCCATGTCATTAGACATAGTGTCTCTGAATAGTCTGCTCATCCTACACCCCTCTTCTGGTTTTCCCGCTTTCGGAGCCATTCAAAAATACCTCTTAGGCCCTTCGCCGGGTACGGTGGTTTGCACACCGTGTTGTTAATGTGATTCAAAACCGCCCAGACCTCTTCCTCGCTCCGCCCCTCAAAAAAGAGTCGGCCACAAAGAGAGAGAAGAGAGTCGTGACGGGTCCCGTCCTCGATTGGGGCTAGCGTCTCAACCTCAATCCTCTTAATTCCGCCGGAGTCATCGCTGGGCAAAAGCCTAATATTACTGGCACGATGCATCAGCTCCAGCAGCCAGCCAGGTACTCGAGGTACCGGGTATTCGGTAAGACACCGCTCCCATTGATACCTCCTGCCACTGCGATGGATTGATGGAGCTGCTACAACGTAGCCACCCTCCGATCTCCAATCGAGACCAGGGGCAAACTTCCTCCGGTTGCTCGACGGAGCAGGCCGGAAAAACAAATGCAACCCGCCGCTACCAGTGCGAACAGACGGTGCGCTGCTAACGACCCCATCCTTATCGTACCGGTAGAGAAGCCGGTTGAGCTCCTCCATTCCCGCAGGCCCATCCACATCAAGAACGTTTACACGATTGGTGTGAATCCCAATGCTGGCCTTCGGGTGAAGGCCCCACCGATCTTCTGCAACCCGAGGATCAGCAGAGGCCCCCCGCAGGCCATTGCTAATACTCGGATGCTTACCCGGTGATGAACACTCTGGCTTGCCGCAGGAGCATGCCCCGTCATCACGAATGCGATGGACAGGGAACACCTCTAGACCCTGACGGCAATACCAGAGTGCCCAGCTAAGCATACTCAAAACATCTCCTTGATGTCGCCTGCGGGGGGTGGCGGCACCTCGGGAGTATGCTCAACAACAGGAAAGATAGAGTCCGGGTTAACTCCATCGTTAGTAATCTGCGCGTGGGCCGCCAGCAGCTTATCAATATGCTTGCGGTTCGCCTTAGGGAGGTCGCGCAGGTCCAGATAATCCTGAATCTGCTCCTTGCTAACCCCTAGCTTTTCAAAGTTCTCAACTGCATCAGCCATGCGAACCGCATTGGTTCTGGCACCGCGCTTTGTCTCGACAGGTGCCTTGAGCTGCTTCTTCACGTCGGCAATAACCGCCTCAGTGCTAGGCGACTTACGCAACTGCTCACCCGTAACGACAGCCACTGCAACATCGAGCGCGCCCAAAGCCTGGTGCGCAGTAACAACATCGTCACACTTGGTCTTGGGTGCAGTCACATAAGGGGCCATAATCTCAGCAGCAGTCTCCTGAACATTCTGAGAAGGGGGTAGCGCGGGCTTTGGTTTACCGAGAAGCTCTTCAGCACGGGCAGGAACCTTCGACCCAACCGTTTCCAACTCAGTCTCGTCAATAAACCCGAGACCGCAGATAGAAAGAGTCACTCGCCGCTTGGCCTTGGTGACCGCTTTCATCCGATTGTTCAGCGCATCCGCACCGCTGCCGATAAAGACAACCCCGATATCCTCGTCACTCCTAACACCTGTGGGGAAGCGATCATCGGGGATAGTCGCACGAACATGCACATAGACCTGGTGGTCGTGGATAGTGTTTTCAATAATCTCAATGTTCACGCCATTAACTGCCCGGAGCTGGTCCGTGCAGCCCTTCTTCGCGTAAAGAGTCCACCGACCATTGAGCTTGATGAACTCGAATGGGTGAGACAATGGGTTTAGCCCCATGCTTTCACAGAGCTGGTGCAAGTAAGTCACCCGAGCCTCGGCCGGAAGCTTTTCAAAATTGTTCATCATCAGGGCTTCTTCAACCGCTTTAACCATGTCTGTCATAACAACTCCTTCAGGCTCAGGCGTAATGTGCGCGTGCCGTGCTTGTTTGTCTTGTGTGTAATATTCGACCTATCCCCAAGACGAATTCCTTGAAGGCCGCCAATCTGCTCGCGAAAGAAGTTGGAGTCCTCTTTGTCCTTTGTCTCGAGTTCCTTCATGAGCTGTCGCCGCTGACCCATGGCGACCGCTCTCGCAAACTCCTCCTGGGTGCATTCCCGCAGCGCCTCGTCATGCATTGCGAGATGCTTCAGGTACACTTCGCATGCCTCGGTGGCATCGATGGGAGGGGGAATGCGTTTCTCGACATGCTCCTTCCACCAGGTCGCAGCACGCTCAACCATTGCAGCGATCTTCGCGTCGTCGGCTTTCACCAGATAAATTTTAGGCGGACCCCACATACCGAAGCTCACAAAGACAACACAGACGTCTACCTGATAAAAAAAGCAATGAAATTGACACTGCACCAGGTAACCCTCAGGGAGCTCTTGTGACCAATCCGCACCATAGAGGTCTTTGTCGGCAGCGTTCCTGACCAGCTTAATTTCGCCAACCATAAGAACCTTGCGATGCCTGATCGACTCACTAAGAGTGAAGTCAGGTGTATCCCGAAAACCTACACCATGAAATTCACGGAATTTTGTGAGAGTGGTACCATCACCCTTCTTGGTTCCGGGGCGAAGATGGAAGTGGTAACCCTTCTCCGCCATCTTGCGCATTCCCATCTTGGCGATAAGCTCTTCAGCATCCTCTCCAATCTGGATAAATTCAGACGGCTGAAGGCCTCGACCTTCAACTCTCTCCTCGTAAACATCCCAGGGTCCGCCGAGGTGGTGAACCTCGCAGACCTTGCCAATACAACTTGAGCCTATTGCTCTCATGGAATCCTCCATATAATCAGGTTAGAGTTTGACCTTAATTGCAGTTGCGGTTAACGTCAACAGTATCTTTCAACATTTGGAGAAATCATGGCGGATAAAAAAGAGTTTGACGGGATAGAAATTGGCGCCTTTTGGGTGAACCAAGAGACAGGGGTCATGACTGGGAAGATGGGGAACACGAGACTTTTAGGGCTGCCTAACAAGTTCAAAACCAAGGAATCCCAGCCAGATGTCAGAGTCTACGTGACCCCGCCAAAGAAAAAAGACAACGACGGTGGCAGCAACCCCCCGTTCTAAAGCCCTCTCCTAAATAAGTCCTCTCCTGTTTGACATAAAATCCGAGTTGCGGATAACATCAACACGGGAGGGGACTTACATGATCAAGACATCAGTACCAATTTCGGAACACGGCGAACCCCCACGGGGGAATAGCAACATCAAAGTGTGCGTCTGGGGCGACAGCCAGGAGGAGGTGATGGCTCGCTATGACGCGGCATGTAACAAGGCTCGGGAGATCGGGGACTATACCAGCGATGAGATTGGTGTCCGATGGCGAGTCTGCTGGATGGAGGAGGTCGGCCTGGCCGAGGTCGTGAAGTTTCCATGGAGGAGAAATAAAAAGGGGAAATAGTTAATGTCACCTATTGAATGGGCCGCCGGTATTGCCATCACAGGCATCACCGGAAGCATCGGCCTCTTTTTGTCTACTCACAATTTAGAATCTAACCAGAGGGTAATTTATGTCAGAAAATCAGAAGCCGGTGAGTGCCGGAGGGGTGTTTTGGGTAATAACCGCCGTCGTTATATTCGCAGGAATCCTGTGGATAGCTGAGAAGAAGACGGACAAAATGGTGAGCAACTTTGCCGGAATAAGTGTCCGCAATAAGTCTCCTTCAAACTGGCCAGAGTACATCGAGAGACAGATGGCCGGGCTATCAGCTCAGATCACGGGTATCGAGCACAGCAAGCCACCCAGGGATAGGGGGACAAAGGCAGAGGAGAGGGAGCAATGGGAGAAAGACAAGGATCACCTCCATCACCACGTTGCCAACCTCGAGATCCAGTTAAAGGAGAAGACCGAGCAACTCGAGGTGGTTCGGAACTCTACTGACCCAGAAGCCTACTCTCAGAATGACTCTGACTTGCTGGCTGAGTTTTCTCAAGGGGAGGTCGAAAAATGAAAAAAGAGTATAAAGAGTGGATCAACGACGCAGAGTCGCTCACGAATTTTCACAAGTCTATTGTCAAGATTCACGAAGAGCTGTCGAATGAAGCGAGTATTATGGAAAAGCGCTTTCGCTTGACCGACGATAAAGAACAGCGGCAGATTGCCGAGTTCTATGAGACCGCATGCGAGACCACCAAAGAACTAAGCAATCTGACAAGAAAAGGCAGTCTGCTCAGTGTTGCCCTGGGGATTCGTCGTAGGCGCGTGCCCGGTTTCTTCAAGCGCATGTTCTCGCTTTTCCGTCGCAAGGAAAGTAAGGCCCTTCAACCGGCGGGAGTAACGGCATGAAACTACTATGCGCGATAGGGATTCACTCGTGGGGGTACCGAGACCAGTGGTTCAGAGCCTGTCATCGTTGCCGGAGGGGGCAAAGCAGGGGTAAGCGAAACGGATTACCAACTGCCTGGCAGTACGTGATTGGGGAGTACTAGACAATCACACAGAGATAACCCGAGCAGAGGAAGTAGTAAGCTAACGGACCCACGGATATTTATCCCATCGGGCCATTGGCTTGCCAACTTCCCCTCGGGTATCCATGTGGACAAAGGTTGCGTAGCAGCCCATGCCGTAGGGCATGCCTTCGTATCGTCGAGCAATACCTTCAAGCGTAATGTACAACTTGAGGATGTGCTCACCGTGTCGCTTCCCGGCATCGGAGTAAGTCACATCAGCCGCATGGACTACGCCACCTATTGGGAGGTGTAGGCTATTGCTTTTGCCGGCCACTTCTTTGTTATGCTTGGCGCATCGGTACCCACTGTTAATGCGGAGTGGCCCCAGTTGAGCCCGAGCTGCATCGAGGATGCTAACCAGCCTCCTGCTCGGGGCTGTCTTCTTGCAACATGGGCAAGCAAACTCTTCGGCCTTGAAGTACTTGCCTATCTGGCTCATCGCTTGGGCTTCTTCGGTTTAGTCTTTCGGGGTTTAACCTTTTTAGGCTTTGGCTTGGGTGGTCGCCCCACCTGACACCCGTATGTCCCTTGTCCTTTAGGCATATTACCATCTCCATTTAAGGCCTGCCGTAGCTTGCCAGTCCAGTGCTTCGTTTATCTCCATTCCAACATCAGCGAAGGCACTCAATCCTTCAGTAATCGTGCCGCTAACTCTCGCAAAGGCCTCGGCCCGTACCTCAGAACGAGCAGAGCCGAGCATACGTACACCGAGGTCAAGACCATGATCATCTTGGCTCCTCGATGCGAAGACATCCCTCAGCCCTCCGGCGACTTTTTTGCCGAAGACACAGCCTCCGCCGAAGCCAGAGCTCGCTTCACTGTCGCTCTAGACTGAGAATAGCTAGCACCGCAGACAGCAGCCAGAAGAGGACCTCCAACCTGTGCCCATTGGGACTCAGCAAAGATGGCACATAGGCACCCCCCCACCATTCCAAGAAGGGTGAGCAGGAACTCACTCGACTTCAGCCCGTTGGTCTTGCCTTGAATCATTGCGCTCTCTCCTGTCTCTTTCTACTGCATCGTTGATGTCCATCCGTCTCAGTATCTCATACGTATTCGATAGTGCTTCGCGTGTCTTCGAAGAGACTTCATCCACCCGGTCTCCCAAGGCTTCCAGCTTCTCTTCCGCGATAGCGACTTTCGTCGTGAGTCCATTGCCATTGCCATTCTTCTTATTGTCTACAGACCGCTCGATGATGCGCATTGCTACCAATAGGACGCCGATAAGTCCGGCACTGGCTGCGCTCTCGGGGTCCACGAATCACTCCTCTGGCGGCACCGCATCCTCAACAGTGTGACCGCCTTCTGACATATTGTCCTTCAGTGCTGCAATGGCATTGTCGATGAGTTCAGTGATTGCATCACCCGACATCGGCAGAC